CTAGATGTAGCGGTCAACAAGGGTATTTCTTCAATGATGCCTGAAGAATTTTTATACCACTGAGTACTGGCCCATTGTGTTCCAAACAACACAGTGAACTTGTTTAAAATTGGAATAGTTTCAATGCTTTCTAACGAAATATAAGCACGGCTATGAGTATCGTATAAAATTTGTATTTGCCATACACTGTATTGAACAGAGGGGTCGGTAATTTCTGTTAGGCTTGCAAAAGGAGCCGAATCGAATGGTTGTCCGGGTTCGTCAAACAGACCGTTGACAAACCAACCACCAGCATTGTTGACAATCAAGGTACGATTGTTTAAATTTGTAATGCCATCAATGCCTGTCGGATTGTTTTGCAAAAACACATCCAGATACTGTTGATTGATTTGATCAAATTGTAAAGTTGTATATAAATCAACTGTGCCAAGGTTTGTTAAATTATAATAAAAATTCTGTGCCGAACTTTGTGGAACATTGAATGTAACCGTGCCAAGATCAGCACCGTTATTGGACACACCTAAAACATTTCTGCTGCTGATGTTAGGGGTAGCAGGAAATACTCCGTTAACGCCGGGAGTAGCCTGTATCCAGAATCCGGGTCCGGTTCCTGCAGTCCCATCAACAATATTCATTTGCCCACGAAAATTAAATTCTACATCGTTGCAATAATAAAGTGTATCAGGTGCGTCTTGGGGCACAGTAAAAGTAATTAGGCCGGTTGCAGCACCGTTGTTGAATACTCCTTCGGACCAAAGGTTGGTGGTTCCATAACTCAATTCAGTTTTAATATAAAACTTTAATGGTACTGTCTGAGTAAGATTGAATGTGTAGGTATTGCCGCGAATCAAAGTCAGTGTGGGATTTGGTTCGTAGTCGATTGCCCAGCTGGTGGCATTATTGGTCACACGGTATTCAATTGTGGCTGCTTGATTTTGAGCTACATTGAAATTGTAACTGCCACCGCGTACCAAAGTTATAGTTGGATTGTTGCCGGTATAGTCAGTAAAGGTATACGATCCATCGGCTCTGGTAACTGTAAAATCATTGGTGAGGGGGACTCCTCCTGAGGATACATCCACGGCCAAAGGACCCTGGGGCAACCAGTAGTACTGTGCATAGTTTACAAATTTGTCAAAATCAATAAAGGGATCCCAGGTATAATAGTCGCTGGTATACAAGGACTGTGGAGTGGTTGTTACAGCACCTTGCACATTTAATGCATCGGTAATCCCAGGATAGGTGATTATATCAACTACCTTGTGCGAGTCTGCTGGATCAACCTGTACTACTCCGGGTTCCAACTGATAGTTGGTTCTACTGGCCGTGGGCTCGACCACATAAGGATCGTTGGCATTGACCCCAGGGCCTACTCGTTGCCCAATATATCCTTGTGTAGTTTTGAACTGTGGCTCTTGTACCAACTGGTCAAGAGTAGCGGCCAAAAATTGTTTGTTAACTGGAGTTTGAAAAATCTCCGGTAAAAAATCTACAGTGCTAATTTGTGCGCTTGGGATAGCCATTAAATCACTCCACTACCTGGAGCCGTTTGTAAATTGTTACTGGTCAGTGCTGTGATTACTTGTATATCGTTGACAGTAGCACCATTACAGAAAATTTGGTTGGGTGCAGATCTAATTTCATATAAATCTCCAAAACTCTTTTGTGGGTCCAACGGAACCAATACCACAGAGCTGACAATGTCACCAATATTTTGGTGTATGTAGGCTGCCAATTCGCTAAAATAAAAAGTATTGCCAAAGTTCCAAGCCGCCAAATTAAAATAAGCATTCATATTGGCAATTACTAGACTTTGAATGGTACTGGTGCTGGCAGTGGTTTGAGTAGATGCAATAACTTTGATTATGGCACGCAAGGCTGGATCCGCTTTTTGACCAAACAACGGTTGAAAATCCACGCTGTTGAGAATCACATTGTCACTGATCATTTGATAATTTTGCAGTCCAGAGTAGGCGGTAGTCAATTCGTCAATGGTAGGAACTGCAGGTTTTTGTACCGTTCCAGTCACATCCAATAACCAGTTTTGATAAGCATTGTAGTAGTCATTGGTAACCACATACAAGTCAATAATATTGGTTGATCCTGGATCAATTCTGCTGGTCAGTGGACTGTTGTGTCTGTACTGGAATTTTAATCCTTGGCGGCCGACTTGAGCGAGGTATGAAGTATCAACAGTCAAGGTTGGATTACCTAAGGAATCCACTCCTAATACATAAAATACCTGATTGGCCCCTACACTGTTGGTTTCGTTATAGGCATAAAACACCTGTCCCACAACATATTCTGTCTGAACTGCTTGTATGGCGGCCTTGGTGGGGTAGTCACTATTGACCTTGCCGGCTTCGATTAACAGATATCTTTCTAAATTATCAAAATCCACAGTGGCCTGGAAGTAAACATATTTTTGATTTGAATTAACTTCGGGTGCTACAATGTCGTTAAAGAAATCTGGGTTGACCGGCGATCCGCCGTTGAGTTTGCTGAAACTGACCTCCACTTGGAAATCGTCGACCAAACCGTCACTCAACACTGGCTGATTAATAATGGTCAAAATATTGTCGCTGGGCATTGCACTGGTTGAGTCTGGTGCAGTATTGATACTGAGCACATTTACAAAATCTTTGATCACCGTGCCAGTTCTGCTGTCATAAATTGGTTCGTTGGTATAAAAGAAAAACCTAGTGTCCAACACACTGCCAAAATAATAGTTTAATGATCTTGCAACCACGGTATAAGAAGAAGCATTGTAGGTGCACTGTATCATCCAGCTGGCATCGAGTCCTGTTCCAGAAGTGTTTTGTGCGTATTTTAGACTAAATGGCGCATCAACAGCAAGGTTAGTTGAGGTAATCACATACCAGGTATCGGTTAGATTATTGTACCCAATACCAAAATTTTGATTCAAATAAATTTGATTAAAAATCTCTTGCTGTACTGTAGTGGGTATGTCGGTGGTGAGCACCGGAATTACTTCTACTGCAATTGCGCCAGTTGGAATGTAGGTATCAAGAACTACAGGACCAATTCCGGTGGGTAAATTGCCTAGTCCTTGACTGGTGCCGTCAATGTACACAGCAGTGGGGCTGGCCCACAGTACTATTTTTTCATTGGGTCCGCTTGGAACACCAACTTGTAAATTGTTGTTGTTGTCAAAGTAGTACCCGCTAGGTGGTACAAATTTTACCAGGCTACCTTTGGTAATGTATTTGGCATTGTTGCTGGCATATTGGCCAATGGCCTGAGGAATACTGGAGGAATTTTCAAAGTAACCGGTATTTTCATTGGTAGTCAAAGTACTGCTATGCCAGTTGTAATTTAATGCAGTCAACGAAGGGCGAATAAAATTAGCATAATAAAACTGTTGCACACCGGCTGCTAGTGTTAACGGAGCGATTTGATTTGCTACCGCATTTGAAATGTCTGTAGTTGTCAACCAACTAAATCGTAAAGCTGGCAAGGTGTTGACCTCGTAAAGAGCACCATCATTGGCAAATATGTTGGTGCTGGAATATTTGCCGGTACCGTCGACCAGGTCAAGATAACGACTGGTTCCAATTGATGCGCGGTTCAGGGCCGTACTTTTTAAAATACTGTTGTACTGGGTAAACGGAAAGTTTGAATAGTCTTCGCCGTTGACCATACGATTTTGTGTATAGTACTGAGCCGGGGCACGTTGTTTAATTTCTGTAATGGTTTCGCGAGCCTGTGCATTGGTTACATTTTGTGTAAGGCCACAGGTAAATGTCAAGGTTTCAATTTGTCCAGTACGACTTACATAACTGATTGGAATTGAAACAGACTGCATTTCGACTGGGTTGATTGTGTAAGTTAGACCGTTGCTGGCACGCACATAGTTGCGGAAAGTACCCACTGGGATGGTGCTGAATATACCGTCGCCAAAGTTCAAAGTAATTTGATCGTTGGTTCTGCTGGTAATGCTGTAAATGTCTCTGGTGCCCGGTGCCAGCTGTTCAACTGCAGCCGAGTACACACTCTGTACCGACTGCCAATATCTAGAAACGGTGCCTACATTGTCTAACTGGTACAACCACACATCGGTGTTGTTGACGCCTTCGATATTGATGTCTACTGCACGATTAGTAATGCTTTCAGACAGATTAAAATCTTGATTTTGTAGCACACCTTGTTTGAAATAAAAGAAAAATCCTGTATTGGCACTAGAATATCCCTGTTGATCGTTACGGAACAAAATATTAAATTGTCCATTAGGCAGAGGTGGTGGTTCATACACATAACTTCGACCTGCCGAGGTAGAGTTGACCACCTCAAAAGGCATGTTTACAGTATCAACTGTGGCAGTAAAAGGAATAACTGGAATATATCCTGGTACCAGGTTGATGGTGTATTCTTGTGTGTTGACACCTTCAATTGTTTGATCGTTGCCAGGTTTTCCGTACTGTTGAGCATTAACCAAGCTGGCATTTAAAATTGTAATAAATTGTTCTTGCCAGTTGAGATTGGTTGGGTCGGCCCAGTTCACTGTGAGATTGGCTAGATTAATACCATTGTAATCGGTGATATTTTCTGTGGTTGAAATAGAAAATACCTTGAGAAATCCGTTGGCTTCGGTATTGCGTAGGGGTGTATAACTGACCAATTGGGCCAGATTAACCACACTGTCTCTGCGCTCTGCTGTGCCTATGTAGTTCTCTCTGGCATTTAAATCACTGCGAAATGCCAGACTTTGCCCCATAAATGCCATGACATCCAGCAGGGCAATAAACTCGCTAGACTCTATGTAATCATTAAATGTTTCTGGATAGTACAGACGCAAATAATCCACAAAACTCTTGCGTAAAGTCTCAAAATCGTAACTTTGAAAATCAGCTTCACTGTAGGTTTGAAAAATTCTTTTCCAATCCTCGACACCGAATATTACCGACTGTCTTGTGGTAGTCGCTGTGGTTGTTGTTCCAGACGAGGTTGAAGTTGTATTTGTCGTGGCCATAATTATTCCAGTGTTACAATATTTAGCTTAATAATAAACTGGGTAGTTAAACGTAAGTGGCCGATCGTTGTTGCTGATTAAAGAATATGCTCAATAATTGTGCGTTGGTGCTGGGTACAACTGCTAACCCTACCTGCACCAGTAGTCCGTTTTGCTGAGGAAACATCTGTATACCACTGATGTAAATTCTAGGATCGCCAGCACAAACTCGTTGTATTTCTTGATAGATTAATTGTTGTGTTTCTTGGGTTTGATTTTCAAACAGATAGTTCCATAGCAAAGTTCCATAGCCTGGACGACCTGGCAATTCGCCTTGTCTAATATTGAACGCATTCAACAGGTCAACTTTGATCAAATCAAAGTCCACCAAGGTAAATTTTTTATTTTGATTTATGGTATTAAAGCCAACAAATGTAGTCATGCTAGTATTTACTCTAATTCAAAGTGATCAAATTAGTTGCTTGTGATTGGCTGATTCCTATACTGTTTAGAAAAGTCTGTGCAGCAGTAATATCAGCCGAAGCGTTTAATGATGGTGAATTAGGTGATGGGTAATCATAGATTGCACCAGGGATTTTGCTATCGCCCAGCACTCGGGTAAATGCAGCATCCACAGTGGCTCGGTTTACGGTGTTGCTGTAGCCCGGTGCTATCTGAGTAGAACTGACTAGGCTATCGCCGCCACCGCCAAATAGTCCACCAATTGAATCCAACCCCGGTAAGCTGGTCAAACTGCCAAAATTGCCCAGGCTGGTTAACGATCCTAGGTTGCCTATGCCCGGAATTGCCGATGTTAGCGAACCGATTCCCGGGATGCTGGATGTGATGCTGCCCAGGCTACCTATGCCTGGAATTGCCGATGTTATACTACCAATGCTGGGCAACCCTGATGTAACACTGCTGAGATTAAACCCGCCAAGATTATTTAAAGCAGACAACGGGTTTGAAAATCCAGCGGCAAATTGCGATGATTTACCAAGCAAATTCATGCCCTGTATATTATTAGTCAAGTCAGTAGTAAGGCTTCCTGGGACCACACTGGTCACATCGCCTGTAACTGATCCTATTGCATCTGATGTCAGACCGGTGGGTGTGTAGCCCAAGCCTCCGCTGCCGGCCCACTGAGTTGTGGCCGCTGTTCCAAAGCAACCAGAATTGGTAATTAAAGCACCAACATCACCGGTAACTGAACTGTTTAGACCACTGGTTACAGAGCTGATGTTGGTAAAATTAGTTACACTGTTTAATGCTCCACTGGTGATTGATCCAGGATTGGCAATTGCAGTTGATAGGAAACTGGCAATAGGAGTTCCTGATAACGACAGGCCCGAGGTCGACGGTACATTGTATGAGATTCCGGTCGCGGCACTAACAGCCGATACAGTCTGCAGGCCGCTTTGTGTATAGACCTGACCGCTTAAGGCTGAAACAGATTGTGTTACTGGTGGGGTAATTGTACCTGTAGCAGTTAAACTATTGTAGCCATTGCTCATCAAGTTTGACATGGCATCGTTCTGTGCGCCAGGACTGTTGAGGAAATCATCTACATTGTTAATTCCGTTTTGTCCAGTCCAGATGCCTGGAGCGGAAACCACATCAGTCAACGGACTGGGATCGAAAATAAACTGTTGATAAGTCCCAGGTTTTACATAACCGGCCTGTTCTAACTGCTGACAATCTAGGCCATACAATCCAATACCTGTTGTATTACTCATGGTATTAGCCGGCTGGTTAATAAAGTTTGCCACCTGCGCCAACAGACCTTGCACCTGGCTGGAATTTAATGGACCAATTGCAGGTGCTGTATAGGTATTGTTAACTCCGGTATTGGCAATGTCGGCCTGTGTGATAGGATTTTGCAAAGGAACATTGACCAAATTTGGAATACCGCTTATGCTTGGCAGACCATTTACAATAGACAAAACAACTTGATCACTTACTCCAGCAGTGCCACGATCTAACCGACTTAGTGCAAACTTGACCGCACTTGTTTTTGTGCCGTTTATACTTTGACCTGCTACAAAACCCACCAGAGAGCCGGCTGCTACCTGACTATAAAAGGTATAATCAGCCTGTGCCTGTGTAGTGCCGGCTGGTGCTGTCAAGGTAAATTTTTTGCCAGAAGGTAAAGTATATTTGAACTGTGCCATAGTTAGTTGTCTGCGGTTATGGTCACTCCGGCCGGAACAGCAGGTGCAGCCGGCGGCGCACTGGTCGACCCATCACTCAAGGATACTGCTTGACCAACACCTTGATTATGATAGGGATAAGGTTCGTGTGTTGGAGCTCTAGTACAGATACTTTCAGTTCCGGTAGCCGATACCTTCCAACCTGTAGTAGCGTTGAATTCAGTATTGGGTTGTAGATACTTGGTCAAGCCCTTGGGTGCTGCAACCGGTAATCCGGGGCCACCGTTGAGCGATATTACCGCGCCTTTGAGACTAAGAGCTGCCTTGGCACTCCAACTGCCCAGCTGACTATCCAATGCTAGACTACCAGTAGATTTAACGCCAATTGAACCTTGACTAAACAAGGTCATTTTGCCCTTGTTAGCCACATTTAGATCACCATCGCTTTGTATGGCAGTACTGCCTTTGCCTTTGAGGTTGAGATTGCCTCCGGCATACATGTTGATATCTTTGTCGGCATGCAAATTGATTGTGCCGTCGGTACGCAGATTGATACTGTTGGTAGCATACACATCCAAGGTGCCTTCCTGTCCCATTTCAATCCAGGCCTGGCCGTTGGCATGACAAATGTAAAAACAGTTGCCATCGTCGCTCATGGTTATTTGATGGCCTTTGCTGGTGCGAATGCGGATCAAGTTGTCATGGCCGTTGAGATCGCCGTCATCCATTACAAAGGTATGGCCGCCTCTACGACCAATTACTGTGGCAGCTGTAGGTTGTGCATTGGCCAAACTTTGTGTTTTGATTGCAGCATCGCCACCCGGGCCAGCACCGATGCCACCTTGATAAATGGCTCGTCCTGGTGTACTGATTCCGTAGCAGTTGCTGGGGCTTTCTCTTTGACTAGTAGATCCAATACTGCCGCGAATACTGTCGTTGATCAACCCTTGCTGGAATAGTACTGCGGCCACATAACTATGTACTGGTTTGGGTTGATTCCAGTAGGTTGGATTATCAACTATACTTAGATTGGCATTGTTGATTTCGGTCACAGGTAATCTGGATGCTCCGCCAAAATACCCGG